AAGATTGACGCTAAAGCCCAGACCGAATGGGACTTACTTGAAGAAGGCATGAAATGGCGACCGCCAGCAAAAAAGAACTTCTAAAAGAAGCAGCACTTAATGATTTTGAAACTTTCATCCGACTCATACATCCTGACAGGGTGCTCGGACACGTACATGAAGACCTCTGTAGATGGTGGACAAGGGACAATGCGAAGTCACATCAGCTTGTGCTACTGCCACGCGATCACCAGAAGTCGGCTCTCCTTGCATACCGTGTCGCTTGGACTATCACGAAAGACCCTTCTATCAGGGTACTATATATTTCCAGCACCGCAAACCTTGCTACCAAACAGCTGAAGTTCATTAAAGACATATTAACCTGCGATGCCTACACGTTCTACTGGCCAGAGATGGTCAATACTGAAGAGTCTAAAAGAGAGAAGTGGACTGAGTCCGAAATCTCCGTTGATCACCCGTTACGGAAAGCTCGGAACGTTCGTGATCCTACTGTCTTTACTGCCGGTCTCACCACTGGTATTACTGGTATGCACTGTGATGTTGCCGCCCTCGACGATGTCGTCGTTGATGACAATGCTTACAGTGACGACGGAAGAGAGAAGGTTAGAAACCAAGCTTCATACCTGGCCTCCATTGCCGGTACAGAAGCCTCACTCTGGGCCGTAGGAACACGCTATCACCCTAAAGACCTCTATAACGACTATCAAGAACAGACTGTTGAGCTGTTTGATACCGACGGTAATCCCTCAGAGTCTTACGAGTTATTTGAGACCTACGAGAGACGTGTGGAGAATAGAGGTGATGGAACAGGCGAATACTTGTGGCCTCGCCAACAGGGCACCGATGGCCGTTGGTTTGGTTTTAATCAGCGCGTGTTGGCCACCAAGAAGGCACAGTATTCGGACGTAACCAAGTTTAGCGCACAGTATTACAATAATCCGAATGACTCGTCCACCGCGCCGATCACGAAGGATATGTTTCAGTATTACAAACCTGAGCTTCTTCTCTATAGTGGAAAGAGATGGACCTACGAACAATACCCAGTCGCAACCTTCGCAGCAATTGACTTTGCATACTCCCTATCCCGCCGTGCGGACTATACGGCTATCGTGGTTGTGGGAGTGGACTCACGGAACAATTATTACGTTCTCGAAGTATCACGTTTCAAAACGGTCCAAATAGGTGAATACTTTAACGAACTCCTGAAGCTCTACAGCAAGTGGGGGTTTACGACAGTAAGGGCAGAGGTTACAGCGGGCCAAGCGGCCATTGTTAATAGTCTGAAAGAGATGATCACCAGTCACGGTGTTATGCTCTCTGTCGATGAGTTTAGACCTACTGTCAAGGAAGGCAGTAAAGAACAACGAATGGAGGCGATCCTCCAGCCACGGTATAAGGCCGGTAAGATATGGCACTATCGTGGAGGGCACTGTCAGACACTCGAGGAAGAGCTTGTCCTACAGAACCCCGCTCACGACGACGTGAAAGATGCTCTAGCAGCCTGTATCGACGTTTGCAAACCTATATCGCATCGTCCAATAGTTAGTGCGGAACTGAAACAGAAGTTCTACCATAATCGCTTTGGAGGCATAGGTTAATGCAGCTCGCTCTTGTTATGTACTTGACTGTTACGATGTGTCAGACGGAAAGTCCTTACCACTGTAAAGACATTCAGCTTAAGAATGACAACGCTACTCTCATGTCCTGTATGCAGCAGGGCCAGATCGAAGCTAACAAAACACTCAAGCTACTCGGACCTGGCTGGAAAGTCAAGGTCTGGAAGTGCTCCAGCCGGAAAGAGATTTCAGTATAATGGCTTCCAAGGTATTCAATATCGAGGACGTAATCCAGGTTGACCAAGTCGCCTGGCAGATCGCTCGTAAATTCCAAGAGTGGGACACGCTACGTGAGCCCAAGCTCAAGGAGTGGCAAGAGGTTCAGAACTATGTCTTCGCGACAGATACCTCTAAGACAACTAACGCCCAGCTACCGTGGTCCAATAAGACAACGGTGCCTAAGCTGTGTCAAATTCGAGACAACCTGTTCTCGAACTACATGGCTTCCATGTTCCCGAAGAAGAAGAATTATGTGTGGACGGGCGATACGGAAGATGATGACGCCGTCGAGAAGACGCAAGCTATCGAGTCTTATATTGATTGGGCAACTGATCGCAATGAGTATTATTCTGAGTGTTCAAAGCTCGTATTAGATTTTATTGACTATGGAAACGTATTCGGAACAGTCGAATGGGAAGACCGCAGGGACGCCAACCTTAATGGGTTTGTTGGCCCTATTGTTCGTCGCATCTCCCCCACAGACATCGTGTTCAATCCTACGTCACCTACGTTCGTCCAAAGCCCCAAGATAGTTCGTTCTATCATCTCTATGGGTGAGCTTGAGGAGATGCTGCAAAGGCAGACCCTTGACGACGGCGAGAGAGAAGAGATTGAAGAGCTAGTCAAATACCTTAAGAACTTCCGTGAGCTTGCTTCGGAATACAAGGGTACTGTTCATTCTAAAGACGCGATCTATGATGTAGCTGGCTTCGGAAGCTTCCACCAGTATTTGACCTCGGGTTATGTAGAGGTTCTCACGTTCTACGGGGATCTGTATAATGAAGAGACAGGTGAGCTTAAGAAGAACGCTGTTATTAAAATCGTTGATCGCCACAAGGTTGTATCTGACACTACCCATCCTAGCGTATTTGGATACGCCCCTTTCTTTCATGTCGGGTGGAGAACACGACCTGATAACCTTTGGGCGATGGGACCACTCGATAATCTTGTGGGGATGCAGTACCGCATAGATCATTTGGAGAATATGAAGGCCGATGTCTTTGACCTTATCGCGTATCCGCCGCTTATCATCAAAGGGTACGTTGACGACTTCACTTGGGCTCCGATGGAGCGCATATATGCTGGCGAGGACGGAGACGTTGAACTCAGAAGCCCCGACGTTCAAGCCCTACAAGCGGATAACCAAATCGCCATCCTTGAGTCAAAAATGGAAGAAATGGCGGGATCACCTAAAGAAGCAATGGGCTTTAGGACACCGGGAGAGAAAACTGCATTCGAGGTCCAGCGACTAGAGAATGCTGCCTCACGTATCTTCCAGAACAAGATTAGCGCCTTCGAGAGAGACTTGATCGAGAACCTCCTGAACGCTATGCTGGAGTCCGCTCGCCGGAACATGACTGCGACGACTATCAGGGTGTTTGATGACGAGTTCAAACTTAACACGTTTACTGACCTTACAACCCAGGACATCACTGGGAACGGCAGACTTAAGCCTATGGCTGCAAGACACTTTGCCGAAAAGGCACAGATGGTGCAAGACCTCAACAACTTCCGCCAGTCGGCTGCCGGTCAAGATCCTGCACTGCTCGTTCACTTTAGCACAGTCCAGGAGTCGAAGCTCTGGGAGCAGCTCTTAGAGATTGAGCCCTTCAGAATTGTCGAGCCTTATGTAAGGCTGTCTGAAGAGAAGGACGCTCAGATGATGCAGAATGTTGGACAAGAACAGGTTGCCTCCGAGAGCATGGCTGATCCAGGCGTAGGTGCCGAAGCAGGCTTAGATGAGCCCCTACCAGTTGAAGAAGAAGAGGAAGCTATCTAATGGCTGACGGACGCCCACAAAAGGTAACTATGGATTGGTTCATTGGCTCTACCAGTGTAACCGATCTGGAGGATTACAAATCAAAGCTTCAGGGCATGGCGGCTGACCCCGTCCTGATGAAGCTGAAGGCACTCATTAAGCGACAAGCCGATATGAGTGAAGCAAGGATGACCAGCCTTAAAACCTTTGACAAACCGGGCTGGGCTGGGATGCAGGCACACCAGATGGGTGCTCATAGCATGGCCAACTACATCCTCGAATTATTAGAGTTTGTCCTAGAGGAATAAAATGGCTGACTTATTCGACGGTTCTAATGCGACCAATGAGAACCAGACTACACCCGACCAAGGTGGAGTTGATCCGATGGAAGTTGTTAAAGAGAAGTTCAAGAATGATCAAGGTGAGTTAGACCTTGCTGCCCTCGCAAGAGGAAAGGTAGAGTCTGATAACCACATTGGCAATCTTGAAGCTGAGAATAAACGACTGAGAGAGGATCTTAATTCACGGCTTAATATGGAGACGTTCCTAGACAAATTGGGACAGCAAGGCGCAGGAAGTACACCGACTACACCAAGTCCGGTAGAAACCCCAGCGACCGAGTCAGTGAATGTTGAGGGCCTAACTGCTGCTCAAGTTGAGCAATTGGTTATGGCTAAACTAACTGAAACCCAAAAGGCTTCACAAGCGGAGCAGAACATAGTCACAGTGACTAACAAGCTCCGCGAGACGTATGGGTCCAATTACGCACCACACGTAGACCTGAAGGCTGCCGAGTTAGGCGTCGGTCGAGACTTCCTGAATGAGATGGCTGCTAGCCACCCACAAGCTTTTCTTAAGCTGGTAGGTGCTGTAGAAGCTCCCAAGGCAGTTAACCCCGGCATCTTCGACGCACCGCGCTCTAGTGTCACTACCCCAGCGGGTACTGGTACTAAGGCACGTAACTTCAAGTATTACGAGGACATGCGTAAGAACGAC